ACGGTATTTGTGCAGCGTCTACATTGCTGTATAGTGATAGCCATGGTTAAGCAATAACGCTTAATCAAGTTAAACGTTAAAGGTAAATAGCATGACTAATGTAATCAAAGTAAATCCGGCCCATCCCGCTGCACAAAAGATCGCCAGCCGAGCAAGTGCGCGCAGCCGCACGCTGGCCCTCGCCGTAGAATTTGACGGCAGGCCGGTTGAAGATTTCGCCAAAGCCTGGGAAGAAAAGGCCTTTGAAATCCATGGGCCGAAGAGCAAGCACACGGCACGCGGCAAAGCCGAGCAGTTTAGTGGTTGGCTGAGATTCTTCACCCGCGAGGGTATCATCAAGGTCGTTGAGACCAAGCCCGCCGCCAAAGGCAAGACCAAAGCAGCTTAACCTAGCTGTTAGCTAACAAGGGAGCTTAGGCTCCCTTTTTAGTGCGTGATTATTAACAAGCCGACGCACACGTTATAAAGGATCGCGTTGTTATGTCAAATAAGTTTATCCCCCCTCCCCTTTGCCCCTTGCATTCATGCGTGAAAACGGCTCCACCCCCTCACACATAGTGTATGGATTATGAGTGTCATAATGTATGGATTATGACACATTGTGACATTCACAATGTGTGGATTATGAGTGTCATAATATGCGCTACTAGCCACCGGCTGCCCGGTAATGGTATAAATGCCCCCATGGATAACCAGATACAGTTCATTAGTGCTGAAGAGCTCCGGAAGTTGTCCGAGCTAGAAAGAGCCAACGAGGTAGCCCGCACCGCCGAGGGGATGCTCAGCGACATGGAACAAGTCTACAACAACCTGGGCGGCGCGCAGTTCATGCAAGAATGGGCGCAGAACCATCCTGGGGACTTCTTTAAGCTCAAGGCAAAGGTCATGCAAGGCATAAAGAACCCCAACAACACACAGAGAATCTATATAGGGCTCCCCACCACAGAGCTCGACAGTTAACGTGATACCGCAGGTATACCAGGACAGCGAGACCCCCTATTCCGAGCTTGGTATATCCAGCAGTGGATACACGCCCCGCAGTGTGTTCACGGCCTTTCATGCTCGTAATAACCGATGGTCCTGCCTGGTGTGCCATCGGCGGGCGGGTAAGACAGTCGCTTGCATCAATGAGGTAGTCACCCGTGCGCTCTACACACAAAAGAAAAATGCTCGATTCGCCTACATCGCCCCCTTCTACCGACAAGCAAAAGATGTCGCGTGGCAGTATCTTAAAGAAGCCACTGCGGAGTTTGCTATCGCGACTAGGGAAAGCGAGTTGCGCGTTATTCTCCCTAATGGGGCGTGGATTACTTTATACGGTGCTGATAATATCGATGCTCTACGTGGTATTTATCTTGACGGTGTCATTATTGATGAGTATGGTGATTGCCGCCCTGGTCTATGGGGTGAAGTTATTCTCCCAACCCTGGCTGATCGCAAAGGCTGGGCGGTCTTTATTGGCACGCCTAAAGGGAACAACCACTTCAAGCACACCTACGACAGAGCGAGGAAAGAAGGCTGGTTCGTAATGAACCTCAAAGCCAGCGTTAGCGGTATTCTAGATCCTAAAGAACTAGAAGAAATGCGCAAGCAGATGTCGGACGAAGAATGGGCGCAAGAGATGGAGTGCAGTTTTCAAGCCGCCCTGCGAGGGGCGTACTACGGCGACCAACTGGCTGAGCTGCAAGCTAACGAGCACATATCTACTGTCCCGCACAACCCGGACCTCCCCGTGTTCGTGGCTACAGACCTGGGCTACACAGACTCCACAGCCCTCTGGTTTTGGCAGGTCACCAGCAATGGTCTGGCAATTATAGACTACGAAGAGCACCACAGCGAGAAGTTGAGCTTCTATTTTGATCTGTTAGACGAAAAGCCGTACTCAGGTAATTACCACACTATTTGGCTCCCGCACGATGCAAAGTCCAAGACCCTGCAAACGGGCAAGTCTACCGTTGAGCAGTTTCTAGAGAAGAAGAACGAAGATGGCTCCCGCAAATACCCGGTTAAGATAGCGCCGAAGCTGGACCTTCAAGATGGGGTGAACGCGGTGCGTAAAGTACTCCCCTTGTGCTACTTTGATGAAGTAAACACCTACGACGGGGTGGAAGCGTTAAAAGCCTACAGGCGAGAATACGACCCGATAAAGCGAGCCTTTAGCAACACTCCAAGACACGACTGGGCATCCCATGGGAGTGACGCCTTCCGTTACCTGGCTTTGGTGACTGCCAAGCCACAAGCAGTGCAGGACGAAGAAAAAGAGCAGGCAGAGCTTAGCAGCCGCATGTTGACTAAGATGCCTAAAATTAAGACTCTAGAGGATGTGTCTCTAGAACAACTATTTAAAGATAACGAAGCAGCTCCGAACCTACGACTTGCTTCCCGCAGGAGAGTATAGTGGCAACAGATGTAACGAATACAATTGAGTCTCAAGACCAGTTTAAGAATACGCCGGCTGGCTGGGCGAAAAGGTGGCAGACCGAAATAAAGGCGGCACAGAAGCAGTTTGAGTCCTTCCACAAACGTGGAGATCAGGTAATCGCCCGCTACGGGGATGACCGTGATAAGGACGAAGAAAGAACGGACAGCCGTGTGAATATGTTCTGGTCTAGCACGAACACTCTTATGTCCATACTGTACTCCAACCTGCCAGCGGTGGATGTGGGCCGTAAATTCAGTGACCACAACGACGATATTGGGCGCGTGGCGGCCTTGATGATGCAGCGCATTCTCGATTACGACATTGCCGACAACGGTAAGGAGTACACTAATGTCCTCCGCCAAGTGGTGCAGGACCGTTTACTGCCTGGGCTGGGCGCTGCGCGGCTATATTACGAGTTTGACAGCGAAACAATAGCCCACGAAGCTCTTATGGACGAGGAAGACAACGAACTTGCCCCGGCATACGAAGAAGAGAGCATCGAAAACGAAAAAGTCACCTGTGAATACCACTATTGGGGTGATGTTCTGTGGGGCTGGTCCCGTACCTGGGGAGATGTGCCATGGGTAGCGTTCCGTAATTACCTCACAAAAGAGGAAGTTAAGGAAAGATTCGGTGAAGACCACGTTAAGAGTGTTAAATTTAAGAATGCAACTGTTTCAAACTCCGATTCAGACGGTGACAAGGCCGAAGAAAGAGAAGTTTGGCAAAAAGCCGAGATTTGGGAGATCTGGGACAAGTCTACTGCCACGGTGTACTGGTGGAGTGATGGGGTAGACAAGATTTTAGACAAAAAAGAAGACCCGCTGGAATTGCGGGGGTTTCTACCGTGCCCGCAATTCTGGCTTGCTAACGTCACAACGAGTTTTTGTATGCCGAAACCTGATTTTATCATGTTTCAAGACCTGTTAAACGAAATTGACATCTTACACACACGTATTTCTATACTTACGGAGGCCGTAAAGGTCGTAGGGGTCTACGACAGGTCCAGCGATGGTGTGCAGCGTATGTTGATGGAAGGCACAGAGAATGAACTCATTCCTGTGGATAATTGGGCCATGTTTGCAGAAAAAGGAGGTCTACAAGGACAGATAGACTGGCTGCCAGTGGAGGCAGTGGTCAACGCCATCATCCAACTCCGTACTTTGCGAGAAGATAACATCATACTGCTAGAAAAAGTCAGTGGTATGTCCGACATTATCCAGGGGCAGGGTACCCATCCTCGCGAGGGGGTCGGTACCCAAGAACTCAAGGCCGAATACGGCAGTATCCGTATACAGGCGATGCAGGAAGAGCTGGCGCAGTTCGCTACTGATGTGCTAGAGCTAAAAGCGGAGATAATCAGCCGCCACTGTTCCCCGGAGTCCATACTGGCCATGGCTAATGCTCAGTTTATGGACCAGAATGACCATCAATTCATCGAACCAGCTATAGCCCTGCTAAAGGACTGGGACAATGCAGCCATACGAATAAAAGTGCGCAGCGAGTCTATGGCAATGATAGACTACTCGCGGTTACGACGGGAGCGCACAGAGTTTATCACGAACATGGCTTTATTCATGCAATCGGCTGCCCCACTGGTCCAGGTGGAGCCTGGGGTCACCCCTTACCTGTTAGACATGCTTAAATGGGGCATGGCAGGGTTCAAAGGCAGTATGGAGATTGAGGGTACTCTAGACGCTGCCATAGAAGCAGCCAAGAAGGCTAAGCAGAAGCCCGACCCAGACGAGGGTAAAAACCAGGCGGAACTTCAAAAAGAACAAATGCGTATCCAAGGTGAGATACAGAAAATACAAGTTAAGCTCAAAGCGGATATGCAGATTCTACAGGCTAAGTTCCAGGCTAAGATGCAGGAGATACAGGCTAAGGCAGTGGCCGACCAACAAAAGGAAGAAGCGCAGGCTATGTTCTCCGGCTTGGAAAAAGAGATGGAAACCATGTTCGACGGTATGATTGCTGAGGCAGAGTCTCAATTGAGAATTAAGGAAATTGAAGCACAGGGTAGGAACGCAGGTAAAAGTGATGGCTAGATATGTCCAAGTTAAAAATCAAGCGGGAGAGTGGGAGCTCATTGAAGTGGGTGATCGACAGCTTCCTGGACCCAGAGTTCATATCGTTGGGGCTAAGGAAAGACAGGCGTACAGGTCGCCGCTTGATGGTAGCGTCATTACTAGTGAAAGACAAGAACGGTATCATATGGAATCGAACAATGTGGTTCGACCCGGAGACTTTGGTAGTAATGAAGGAAAAGACTACTTCCAGAAACAGCGACAACACCGTCAAGACTTCCTGGATGGAAAAAGCCCTGAACACCATAAGGAAGTCAAACAAGCAATCATAGAGACTGTTCAAAAGCTGGAACAGGGTCAAAAACCAGCTAAGCCCGTAAAAGAGGATATATGAAATGGAAGATGATGATGCGGTTCCTTCCGCACGCGAAGCTCTTGAAGCAGCTTTTGATTCTGTAGATGAGGATGAAGAAAGCTCGGATGAAGAGTTTGAGTCAGAGGATGAAGGATCAGGAGAAGAAGACACAGTCGCTGACGCAGAAGAACCCAGCGATGAAGACAGCGAAGATGAAGAAGATGAGCCGGAGGAGGAAGAAAGCACTGAGGACGACGAGGACGACGGGGACGAGGAACCTGTCGACACAGCCAGTGGAGATGACTCAGGAGATGATGGAGAGGATGAGGAACCTGAAGCCGATGTAAAAGCCCCGGCGAGCTGGTCCCCTGAGTCCCGTGAAAAGTGGAAAGACATACCTGCTGAAATTAAAGCGCAAGTACTCAAACGTGAGAAGGAGGTTGCTGACGCTATAGGGAACTCCACGGCTGCGCGGCGGTTTGCTCAGGAGTGGTCAAGTATGGTGGACCCCTACAAAGGACTCATGGCTGCGCAGGGGGCCACACCTTACCAGGCTGTAGACCAGCTCCTAAAAATAGGGGCGGGCCTCGCTACAGGCAATCCTACCCATAAGGCGGACATAATCAAGAACCTGATCAATCAGTACCAGATTGATCTGCCTACGCTAGACAGTATGCTCGCTGGTGAAGCGCCCCCGGCTGGGCAAGTTGATGTTCAGGGGGAGGTGCAGAGGGCGTTACAGGCCCAGCGTGAACATGACCGCATACTCGCGGAGCGCAGAGAAGGTGAAACTGTTAAAAGTGAAATAGAGACTTTTAGCAAGAGTAAAGAGGCTGAATTCTTTGAGGACGTTCGTGGAGACATGGCTGATCTTATGGACGTGGCAGCAAAGCGGGGCCAAAATCTCACAATACAAGAAGCATACGACCGGGCTTGCCAGCTACATCCAGAGGTGAAGAAGGTGCTGGATCAGCGGGCTGCCGCAATCGCAGCAAGGAAGAAAAAGTCTATCTCTTCTAAGAAGAAACGGGCTGCCAGCAGCATAAAGGGCACCAGTAGCGGACAGACTAGTGCCCCTGATTCTCCTATGGATACAAGGTCTGCAATTGAGCAGGCTTGGGATAAAGCGGAGAACAGGCAGCGTACCAGAGTATAGGGGTTGCAAACTGCCCGCCAGCCGTGCTAGGTTGGCGGGCAGTTGAGCTGGTGCCCCCTCCAGCCTCCTGATCAAGGTATTCAAATCCTCCAGTGACGGAAAGGCAAGGGTCCAAAGAGCCGAGATAGCAAAACGCTAACTTTAACTTAAGGACTTTAACAATGGCTTTCCCAAATGTCTCTGACATTCTAGCCACGACTATCGAATCGCGTACTCGCGCTATTGCTGATAACGTGACTAAGAATAATGGGCTGCTTATGCGGCTCAAGCAGAAAGGCAAGATTAAGACATTCTCTGGTGGGCACAAGATCTATCAGGAACTTTCTTTTGCCGAAAACTCTAACAAGGGCTGGTATTCAGGGTATGACACCTTGTCCATCGGCGCGGCTGACGTTATCAGCGCTGCGGAGTTCGAAATCAAGCAGGCGGCGGTCCCTATCGTCATCTCTGGTTTGGAAATGTTGCAGAATGCTGGTAAAGAGGCCATGATTGATCTCATGGAGTCTCGCGTCTCTGTTGCCGAGTCTACGCTGGCGAATCTTATCTCTGACGGACTCTATTCGGACGGCACAGGTTCTAGCGGTAAAGAGATCACCGGTCTCGATGCTGCGGTGCCTGTGACCAATACGAACACCTACGGCGGTATCAGTCGTAGTTCGTATAGTTTCTGGCAGAATCAAGTGAACGACGACACCGGCATTACGTCTTCCACTATCCAGGCCGCGTGGAACGAACTGTGGGCTAACTGCATTCGTGGTAGTGATCGCCCAGATCTGATCTTGGTGGACAACGCGACTTGGGCACTGTATGTGGCCAGCTTGCAGGCGCAGCAGCGTTTCATGTCCCCGGATGTAGGACAGCTAGGTTTCCCCAGCTTGAAGTTCTTTGATGCAGACGTTGTTCTCGACGGTGGCATCGGCGGCTTCTGCCCTACTGGTAGTGCATTCTTCCTTAACTGTGATTACATTCACTACCGTCCACACGCTCAGCGGAATATGGTGTCCTTATCGCCTAAACGCCGCTACTCAACGAACCAGGACGCTGAAGTTCAGATTCTGGCTTGGGCAGGCAACTTGACTAGCTCAGGTGCGCAGTTCCAAGGTCGTTGGGACAACAACTAGGAGAATATGATGAGTTCTGGAACAATTGGTATTTCTCCTGCTGCGGTACGTACTTCCAGCCAAGTGCCGGAGTTCAAGCTGGGTCAGCGAGCACGTCTCGATGACCCCAATCTTGATACTACGGTAGTCGGGACTAAGGAGTACATTTACGTGACTGCTGCCGAAGCTATCACCGCCGAAGGGTATGTGTGTCTCATTGACACCGGCTTTTCTGCTGAGATGCTGGATACTACGAGCTCTGCTCCTGGTGCTGGCGCTGGTCGCCCGGTTGGTGTGGCTCTTGCTGCTATCGCCAGCGGGGGTTATGGCTGGCTTCAAATCTACGGTAAATGTCCTATTCGCACTCTTGCGTCTGCCGCCCTCGGTACTGAGCTTACCAGCTCTGCTACCCCCGGCGCAGTTGATGATGCCACGACCTCTGGTCTTGAAGTCATCAATGGTTTGTCACTCGGTACCGCTACTGGCGGTTCAGAGGCAACAAACTCTGACGGATTTGCGAACTACCCGCATGTAGGTAGAACGCTCTAACTTGAGCACGGTGGGGGCTTCGGCCCCCTTTTCGTTTAACTAAATTAGGAGAAGACCATGGCGGAAGTAGAATTCGACCAAGGCTTAATTGATCAAGCAATGGGTCAGCTTGACAATACTATTGATTCAGCGGCAGACAATCCCCGCTTTGCAGGTGACGCGAATCTATTTGTAAGATTCTTTAATCACCCTCACCCCCACAAGCAGAAGACTCTTGAAGAAGGGCGGCCAATTTTTGAGGACCGCGCCTACATCGAGATCATTGTACCTGGAGACCGAGGCAACAGTGTGAATCGCCCTGTTCGGGATCAGGACAAACGTCGATTCCCCAGACTTTGGCAGCAATTCCAGCAAGGGGCGAACCAGACACAAATCGGGACTCCCCTAGAGGCATGGCCAGGGATCACCCGCGCACACGTAGAAGAACTAAAGTATTTCAAGATCTTCACAGTAGAACAACTGGCGCAGGTACCAGACAACATCGCTCAACGGTTCATGGGCATCAACGTACTTCAGCAAAAGGCGCGTGACTTCATCGAGGCCAGCAAAGGTATGGCGATGACTGATGAGATGCGTAATGAGCTTAGTAAGAAGGATGCTCAGATTAACGCGCTCACACAGGCCATTCAGGATTTGACTGAAGTGGTCGGCGAGTTAAAGAACAGCAAATCTGCTAGTTCCAAGCAGAAAGCTGATGACACAGTCGGCGCAGCGCAGGCAGCCCTCGCCGGCGCAGTGCCGGAGCCTGAATTTATCGAGGAAGAGGACCCTGATCTAGACGATCGCTAATGACTACTGTCACCAATAAACGGTTTTTGACCGCTGGGGTTCTTATAAACGACGTCGCTGTAGATGTGGGACTAGAGTCTGCTAGTGACCCAGTCGCGAATACATCGCAACAGTTTATTCAGCTTACACGACAGTTGAGCATCGCGTGCGAGGAACTTGCTGAAGTAGCTATTTGGGAGATGTTCAAACGTGAACACTCCTTTACTACAGACAGCGGAACCTATGCTGATGGTGAGTATGATTTGCCTAGTGATTTTCACTTCATGATAGATCAGACTCAATGGGACCGCACTAACGATGTACCTATGGGCGGACCTTTGAGTTCCCAGGACTGGCAGTATCTGTTGGGGCGTGATTTAGTCAGCTCCACAATATATGCCAGTTTTCGTCAGCAGGAGGGGAAACTTGCGCTCTGGCCCGCCCCTCCTGCTGACGGACTTGTTATTGCGTTTGAGTATGCCAGCACAAACTGGATACGAAACACTGCTGATGACGGCTATGTAGATCGAGTGGAGATGTCAGGAGATACCATACTGTTTCCTCCCAGCTTGATACGTTCGTATCTAAAGGCTAAGTGGTTGGAGAGTAAAGGGTTCGCCACTGCTGATCCTCAGCAGGCGGTGGCTCTGTTCTTAAATACTGGTTCTGGCAAGGACCGGGGTGCCCCAATACTCAAGATGGGTGGAAGGCGGACGCAGTTCCCGTATCTAAATCGTAATGTCCCGGACACTGGTTATGGTTCTTAGTGCTAGATACAATCCGCAAAGGGGCAGATCCAACGGTAGGGCTCTGATATCGCAGGGGCATAGACGGGCTACCCAGCCCATAGACATCCCCAGTCCTATGCAAGGAGTGAATATATTCAATTCCTTAGCTGACATGGATCGAACGGACAGTATTTATTCTTACAATATGATTCCCAGCGAATATGGGAATCGTACCCGCAGAGGGTTTAAGGAATGGAATACTACGCTTGGCGGTGCTACAGATGCAGTACGAACTCTTATACCTTTTGAGGGTGAGTCCTCTTCTGATGATAAGCTATTCGCCGCTACTGTACTAGGTTTGTACGATATAACGAGCACCGCAGCCTCCCCGACCATAGACACCTCCTTCGGTACCCAGTCCGGGCAGGCGGGTTACGGAGTGTACGAAGCCTACAATAACGATGGTGGTGATCATTTTCTGTTTTACGCCGACCGTGAAAACGGGTTGTACGAATACGATCCCAGCGGCGGGGGTTGGGCAGCGAGCACAGACATAACCGGCGTTACTGAGACTAACTTAGTGTTCGTAACTGAGCATAAAAATAGACTTTGGTTTGTAGAGGACGACACAGCGGATGCGTGGTATCTAGCTCTCGGCACTAAAGGTGGAGCCGCGACTAAGTTTTCACTCGGTAATAAGTTCAAAAGAGGCGGCAGCCTACGCGGTATCTACAAATGGTCGGTGGATGGCGGAGACGGCATTGACGACTTGCTGGTCTTTGTCTCCTCTGCCGGAGAAGTCGCTGTGTACCAGGGCACTGACCCAAGCGCAGCCGCAACTTGGCAGAGTCGCGGCGTGTGGTTTATCGGTAAGGTACCTGAAAGTAACAAGATAGCGGAAAACATAGGAGGTGATCTACATCTACTTTCTGTTTACGGTCTTATATCTATGCAGGATCTGGTCGGGGGTGTGGCAGTCGCTAAGGCGACAGGGCAGAATACAGTCGCCCGGAGAATCACCCGCGCCATACGGAATGATATGGTCGGTAAACAGGATGATGAACAGTGGGATATCATACAGCTACCTAGCGAGGGGTCCGTAATAATTCTGCGCCCCTATGATACTGACACTACTCCTCTACAGTACGTGTTCAATTTTACGGCGGCAGGGTGGGGGTACTGGCGAGACATACCAATGAATTGCTGTGTTGAATGGAAAGGGGTAGTTTACATCGGGGACGACGCGGGCACTGTCCATATTATGCAAAATAGTCTGGACAATGTTGCGCGGGATGGGACAGGGGGAGACCCCATTGAGTTTAGTATCCTCACGGCTTACTCGGACCTTGATGCCCCCGGTCTAAATAAACGTGTCCACTTTGTTCGTCCCCGATTTTTCTCTGAGAATGGGGTGCAACCTGCATACGGCACGAAGATTCTGTATGATTACGATATAAATGAGTCTGCCATCCCCGTATTTGGAGAAGGGGAATCTGGCAGTTTGTGGGACTCAGGTCTTTGGGATGACGCTGTGTGGGGAGGAGACTCGGTTTCTGTATCTCGTATGATCGGCACTGCCGGTATGGGGCAAGTCGTGGCGCTGGCTGTCAGGGGAGAAGTGAGTGACCGCACTACTTTCCTGGACGCCAGCATGTATGCAGAGGTGGGAGGTGCCTTTTTATGAAGCCCATATTCGTAAGCATGGACTATGATCATGATTGGGCTCTTATTCGTCATCGCTTAGGGCTGAAATGGGTAGAAGATACGCGAGGCATAGTGGCGATAGACCTAGAGACTAAGAAACGTGTCGCAGCCGCGATATTCAATAACTGGACGTGGTCTTCCGTACAAGTCCATCTTTGGATAGAAAATCCTCTTGTTCTCCGTCATGGGTTTTTCCAAGAAATCTACCAGTTTGCATTTGTCACGGGGGGCAGGGACAGCCTTATCGGTATGGTTCCTGAACACATTGATGAAGCAGTTAAGCTGAACAAGCATATTGGGTTTAAAGAAATCGGGCGCATACCTGGCGGGTATAGAGATGACGAGGCGTTTATAATCATGCAGGGTACCCGTGAGGATTTAGCTCACTGGCAACCTAAGATACAAAAGGAGGAAGCTGCCTGATGGGCGGTAAAGACACACCTGATCCACCGGATTACCGGGGCGCGGCAGAAGAACAGGCGCAGGCGTCTGCAGAAATTACCAATATGCAGACCTATGCGAATAGGCCGAATCAGAACACCCCGTTCGGTAGCCAGAACTGGGACACCGAATCTGTAATTGACCCAGCAACGGGGCAGAGAGTAACTCGGTGGACGCAGAATACTGAGCTCAATCCTATGGCGCAGGCTGCCCTGGAGGATCAGCAGTATATTACTCGCGGGCGGTCTGATCTTGCTAAGGGTCTTCTTGACAGGGCTAGAGATGAATATGGCCCGATGGTCAACTGGGACAACTTCCAGGATCTTCGTAATGCTCCCGAAGTTCCAGATTACCAGTCCCCAGAGTATAGCTCTTTCGGAGGCCAGGGATTATCTAGCCGTGCAGGGCTGCCAGGTACGAGTAACTATGACCGTAGTCAACTCATGCCGTTCGGCAATAACGTCAATCCTGAACAACTGCAAAGAGGGCTGGACTTTAGCGATGCCCCGGAAATAGGCGACCCAAGGGATCTACGTGGCAGAGCCGAAGACGCGGTGTACCAGTCCGCCACCAGTAGACTTGACCCACAATTTGAACAGCGAGCTGAGGCACTAGAAAGCCAGCTACGCAATCAAGGTCTGCGCCCCGGCGATGAGGCTTACGACACTGCTATGCAGAATTTTGAGCGTCAACGGACTGATGCCTACCAACAAGCAAATTTTGCTGCGATCAATGCTGGTCGTGATGAAGCTGCTCAGTTGTTTGGGCAGGATGTCACTCGTCGGGGTGTGGACACCAGTGAAGCTATGCAGCAAGGTTCGTTCGCTAACCAGGCAGGTCTTAATCAGTTCGGTATGAACGTCGGCGCTGCTGGACTGCAAGACAGTCGCAGGGGTCAACAGGCGGGTGAGGTGCTGGGGTTCAACCAGGCGCGGTTCGGTGAAGGAGCCAACCTTGCGCAGTTGAGTGATGCGCGTCGTGCTTCAGAGTTTGGAGAGGGCACAGCCCTGGCGGACCACCAGAACAAAGTTCGGGAGCAGCAGTTCGCGGACCAGTTAAGGGGCGGTGCTCAAAGTTTTGCTCAAGGTATCCAGGGGGTCGGGATTGACAACACTATTCGCCAGCAGCAGATAACGGAGGAGATGCAACGCCGGGGCTTCACGCTTAATGAGATCAACGCTATCCTGACCGGGCAGCAAGTGGGGATGCCCACCATGCCGAGTTTCAGTCAGGCTACCAAGTCTGAGACTCCCCAATACATGCGGGCAGCGGAGAGTCAATTCGGTGCAGAACTAGACAGTTTTAATGCTGAACAGCAGGCACTCCAAGGTATGATGAGCGGTGTCGGTTCTATGGCTGGCGGGTTCATGCCTATGTGCGACGGTCGTCTTAAGAAGAACTTACGTAAGATCGGTACTTGGCTGGGGATTAACATCTACACATGGGAATGGAATGAACTTGCTGTTAAGCTCGGCCTGAACTGGCTGCCGCGTGTAGGCCCGGTGGTGCAGGAGCTCCCCGAGGAATTACAACATCAACTGCCTAATGGACTAATGGCGTGGAATCCAGAGGAGGTACAGTGGAAGCTGACTTAAATTTTACAGAGGAAGATCTTGCTGCTTTGGCGGATCTTGGGATAAGCCAAGAAAAGATAGAATCTATACGGGAGAGGATGGCCCGTGCTGAGGCGATACGGTTTCAAGATGGTCCAGAAGGACGGCAGGCGGGTAGAATATACACGGCAGCGAATCCTTTGGAACACTTGGGCCAGGGAATTCAGAAATATCGCGCTGGGCGTCAAATGCAACAGCTTCAAGCTCAGCAACAGCAAGAACTCGCAAACCAGGCATCCACCCGGCAGGGGATGATGGGGCGCATCCTACGGGGTGCGCCTCCACCTGCTCAGCCTGCTCAGCCTGCTCAGCCTATGGGGGGTCCGCAGATGTCCCCTAACCCCGGTCCGAATAGACAGCAACAACTAGCCATGATGCTCAGGGGTGGAAGGTAGTGGAAGGCGACTTTTACGACACTCTAGGAACACCTGTTGACCCTAGAGTTTCCCAGGCAAGGCAACGCATGATGACTATGTTGCTGCGCAGGGCAGAGGAGGGTCCCCCTCAGTCTCCTCTGCCCGATTACCCTGCTGATCCGCCAATGACACCGGAATCGCGACAGAGCAAGTATAATTCTATGCAGCGCCAGAACGTGCTTGGCCAAGTGATGCAAGCCAGCGGGGACCGAGCGCTGAGCCCTCTGGGCAAGTCCATCTCTTCCCGTGATCCAGAAGCGTGGCTGCAAAATCAGAAACGCAATGACCATGTGCAAAGATATCAAGAAGCTCAAATGTCACGGTTTGGGCAGAAGGATGAAGCCCAGGTGCTCATTAAGTCTATAGAGGCTCTGAACGACCTGGCTGGTGAGGTTAAGGATCATAAGATACCAGTGGGGAGACTTAAAGAGTTAGAGTTCAATGCTAGTCAACTGCGAAATCTCCGTACAATGCACAAGACCTTAGACCCTGAGTATGCGCAAGCAGCAGGGCAGGCATTGAATGCTGCGGGTTACTCTGGGCCGATAGAAGGCATAGGCACCTGGATGACTCGTAATGTAGATAAACTCACCACCCAAGAAATGAAGAATGCTGCGCAGTGGTGGGCTGATCTCGAAGCGAATATAATCGCGCCATGGAGACACGGATTGTTCGGTGCTACACTGACCCCCGGGGAGAAGGAAGCCTTCGCTGCTCTTGCAAATATGACCCCTGGAATGCCGTCCTCCGAAATTAGAAAGCGCATACAAAACTTGATATCCGCCCGCATAGAAGGATCTCGAGTCCTGTCGATCACAACAGTCGAGAATTACGGCCCTGGGAACATAAAAATGCTGCGACGCTTGTTCGGTGATCTGGATGCCTCCACCACCCGTACCTATGATAAGAATCCAGATACGGAGTACGGAGAACAGCCGGACGACGGTTTCAGTGTAGAATGGGGTGCTCAGGAAGGTAAGAATTTAGAGGAAGAACAAGCGCCTTATCTACCAGGGAAGTTTTTAGACTGATGCCCCGCAAATATCTAGTAGAAGGCACAGGCGATGTTGTTACCATCCCTGACGGCATGTCGCTCAACGCCGCGTTGAAGCGATACGAAGCTGAGTACATGAAAAAGCGGGGTATCAAGCCCGCTGGACAGATGGGGGCGGAGTTAGAAGGTAAGGCGAATGCGGCGGCTACCGACGCCGGTAATCGCTATATGGACGAGAACCCCATAATGGGGAAAGTGGCGGCTTACCAAGCAGGGGCTAAGAATCTTGGGCGTAACCTGGCACAGATGGCGCTGCCAGAGTCTCTGGAGAAAAGATTTGGTGTGTCTGATGAGGACATCAAAAGTAAGCAAGCCCTGGAAGCTCCTCTTAAAGAACGTGAAACAGGTATGTACACGACGGGGGAAATTGTTCCTTCTTTTGTGGCAGGCGCTGCGGGTAAGATTCCCCAGCTTGCAAAAGGTCTTCCGGCAGCCCTCGCCGCAATGGGGGAAGGTGCAGTCTTCGGTGGTGCGGTTGCAGGCCCAGAGAACCGTGGAAAGGGGGCGGTAGCCGGCGCTGCCTTTGGCGGTGCTGTGCACGGTGCTGGTAGAGTGCTCAGCAGGGCGCTACAGGGGCCGGCGCCGCCTAGTGCAGCAGCACAAAGGGCAATGCAGCAGGGCCGCCAAACGCCTCGAGGGGGCGTCGAGCCGTTCATTCCAACGGGCATGTCAGCCAGCAAAACTAAGGAAGGGGGAGCAACCAAGTATGTCTATGATAAAATACTTCCAAACTTCCCATCTGCCAGTCGTAGATTGGCAGAACAGGGTGATGATTTGGTGCGCGACACTTACAGGAATATGTTACGCCAAGGCTATGGAAAACACGCTGATGAAGTAATTAAGAAGTTCGACGAGACAGATAGCCTCCTAGACGCAGCCCGACATGGGGAAGACTTAGTGGCGCAGGCTCCTGTCGTCGGGTCTAATAAAATCCGCCAGGTGTTAATTGAATCAGGTAAACAGGGAAGCCGGGGTAACCCAACGCTGAAACAAATTAGCAGCACTAGTAAGCGTCTATATAAAGACGTTGTGGACCCACCGCTTAAAAGAATGGCTGATGAAATGTCAGACCTTATGAGGGGCACCCCCCAAGAAGGAGGCTTAGGTCTCCGTAAGATGTTCTTTACTCTAGTTAACTGGAGTGGCTTGTTCACCCCTGGCGCGATAGCAAGGATCGCTAGTTCCAAGTCATTCCAAAAGTACCTTCAAGGTAATACATGGTGGCAGAAACCTCTGCAGAAAGCTATGCAAGCGGGCGATAAACGTAAGGTTCAAGATGTGCTAGAGCGCGTAATACGGAATAGCGGCATACAGAATAATCAGGAAACGGCAGAAGATGCTGCGACCTATATAGAGGAACAATTTGATGGCCAGAGATAGTTCAGGGATTTACACCCTCCCCTCCGGCAACCCGGTGACTAGTGGAGCAACTATAAGTTCTACTGTCCACAATAACACGATGGATGATATAGGGGACGAGCTTAGTGATAGCCTGTCCCGCTCTGGAAAAGGCGGTATGTCCGCTGCTCTGTTATTAGATGATGGAACGGTCTCCCTCCCAGGTGTGTCCTTTGGAAGTGACCCTAACACGGGTTTGTATCGTGCGGGGGCTGATGATCTTCGTATCGGCACAGGCGGTGCTATCAATGCTAAGTTTGATGGAGGAGTAACCCTGTATCATGCAGGGACAGCTAGATTCACTTCAACAACCGCAGGATTCACTGCGAACGGTACAGTGTTCGGGCATGTGTCCACAGGGTCGGGGCTTGTAGAAAACGAGACCCGCAATAGTGTCGGGGGGTTGCAGCTTAGTGTTCTGGCGACCACTGCCGATGTACAGATAGCACAGACTGACTCTTCTGGTATTGTTGAGGATGTGTGGCTGAATTTAGCTCGTAATGGGGCGGTCAGTTTATATTTCAATAATGCAAAAGCTCTGGGTACGACTGTGGAAGGCATCAGTGTTTTAGACACTAGTGGCTCTGCTCCTGTGCTCACTTTACGAACTGACGCAAATAGTATTGTAACTCGGCTCCAGTCTGATGGTACAGATTCAGTAGTGCGGAATGCTGTCAACTCAGGAGTTATTTCCGTCCAAGGAACTAATTCCGGCGGGTCTGTAGTGGCCATGCTTAGGGGTGATCCTGATGATGCCGCTACTCTGTATTATCAAGGTACAGATGCCCTGAACACATCAGCGACAGGTATAAGCGTTCGTTCGGCAGGCAGCGATGCTAGAGTTTTGCTTCAAGATTCTGGCGCTGCCTCCTTAGCACAGATGTTCACCAGTAGTGACGACTTGTTCATTGAAACACTCGCTACAGATAAAGACATGTATCTGCGGGTGAACGACGGAGGTGTGCAAGACAACGCAATAGTAATGATATCTGGCGGTGCCACAACACTATATAATGACGCATCAGCCAGAGTGGCGACCACCAGTACCGGAGCGCAGGTATCAGGTACTATATTTGATTTCGTCAACACTGCTTCCACACTTACAGAAAACCAGACTCGCAATAGTGTCGGCGGACTGCAATTGTCCGTACTCGCTACGACTGCTGACGTACAGATATCCCAGACTGACTCTTCAGGCATAGTCGAAGATGTATGGTTGAATCTGGAACGCAATGGGGCGGTTACTCTTTATCACAACAATGTCGTATCCCTCGCTACCTATACAGATAATCTAACAGGTATTGAAGTTGGTTCGTCAGGCTCAAACCAGTTACGTATACGACCTTGGGATGCAACGGATTCAGATATTGACGGGCTGCTGAGTGGGAGCACATTCGGGGGTTTGGTAGAAGGAACAGCAAGCGGGCATATGGTAATCGGTGTGCGCGGCAACGATTCTAACGATTCGTTTGCCGTAGTGGGCACCGATGACGGAGACGCTGTCTACGATACTCTGATGATACATGCGGCGGCGGGAGGGGCGGCAACCCTGTACTACGACGGAACGTCTAAACTGGCTACTACTTCATTAGGAGTCAGCATAGACAACGGTACTGGTTCTGCATTATTGCTAGTGACAGGAGCAGATGCTGAAGGTGACGATGGGGGGCAAATAAATCTGGAAGGCGCAGGAACAGACACTTACGTCGCCCTAGATAATTATAACGGCATTATTCGTCTGCTGGTAAACGACGCCTCACAAATTGGTTTGCAGTCTGAGCCTTCGGGGGCTGTTACTCTGTACTATTCGGGAACTGCGGAGTTTGTCACCCAGAACTCAGACGCTTCGTACAACACGAGCGGTGCGCAGGTTAAGGATCACTCAGGCACCTATCAAGATGTAGGATTCAATGTGATGCCGGTGGTAGAGCAGGATACCAGCACAACACTGGACGAAGCCGACGTAGGCAAGATGCTCCATAGAGATGCTACCGGCGACGCCACTTACACGCTGCCTAGTGGCACCAGCGGGGCAGTGCCGCCAGTGGGGGCACTGGTTATGCTTACCAACGAAAACGGCACAGGAACGGTTACAGTAAGCGCAGCAGGCACACTCCGCTGGTTTAATGGGGACGGCACCCCCAGCACCGGCAATAGAACTCTTGCAGAGGGGGGTGTGTGCAGTATGTATCACTACGCTAACACCGAATGGTGGGTTTGGGGAACAGGGCTAAGCTAATGAGCGTGAGTAGCATCGTAGCAGCGGCGGGTATGGGACTGTCCCGGTCATTTTTAATAGACCCTGGTTCACAAAACTATAGCTCCATTATCCCATCAGGTAATTCCATTTGTGGAATTCGCATTGCTACAGATAGAGATGTTGACGAGCGAGATTCTGGCGGGTACACAGACAGGGCAGATTGGCTGGACGCAGTGGGTACCCCAGCCGACTATGAAGTACGGGTGACTGTGGACTCAGGCAGCCTTGACGCTGGCAGTGATACTACAGGATCTTATATCGCGTTAAGTTCTAGTCGCGAATGGTACACGGACGATATTCAGTCTGCTGATCTGACTATTTCAATACGTCGTGCTACGTACACCGCAGATGAAATAAGTTTCACCTGCCAACTCGTGTCTGACAACTCACCTATCTAGGCGAGGACAGTGACCCTTAATGAGAAACAAGTTGAATTCACACGATGTGTCGGACTGCTTCTTGTGTATGCTACGGATATGGGCTTATTCGTTATACTGGCAGAAGCGTTTCGTACAAAGGAGCAGGCCGAGATCTACGCCGCCAGCGGTCGGGGCATCCTCAACAGTGTTCACCGTAAGAAATTAGCGGTGGATTTATTTCGTTACAAAGACGGGACTATAAGTTGGGACGTAGAGGATTATACCCAGCTCGGCCAGTATTGGAAAACACTCCATCCTGATGCACGGTGGGGTGGAGACTTCCTTGGTAGAAGGGACGCTGTGCACTTCAGTTTTGAGCATAATGGGTATTTGTAAGTCCTGGGAGTTGTGTGCTACCGTTAAGCCCTATTTAACCGAGTTTAGAGGGATGTGATGGACAACGAAAATACAGCGAAAACAGCGGAAGCAGGTCTCGCTTTTCTTCAACGAGTTGAGTTAAAGGGTGCTGAAGTCGGCGCTTACATTGAAGTTAACCAGCTCCTCGGTCGCATCGCAAATGGAGAATCAGTGGTTGTGGTTCCAGAAAACAACATAAAGGAAATCAAACAGTAACGTGGACGGGTGGACTACGAGCATCAAAAACTTTTTGAAAACGCGGTGGCAATTTGTTGTCATCGCCATATTTGCGATTCTGTTTCTGTGGGGCGTCGTCCGCGAGGCCGAAGCCGCAGAGCATAGCGCAGAAATCGGGCTTAGCTATGGCGTGATCAATAGCGAGAAGCTGATTACCCAGCGAATCGGTTATGTTTACGACGACCGCTGGCGGTTACGATTAGAACGGCATGGCGGCGATTATTACGATACATCAAACAGTTATACACTGGCGCGGTCGGTGATGTGGCGCAAGGGCAAGACGTTCCAGCCAATGCTTGAGTTTGGCGTTACGTATTGGGATGAGTTGTTGATTGATCCGAATAGCAGGCGCGGACTTCCATTTGTGAATGACGAATGGACTTATAGCCTGGGCGTTGGCGTGAGAGCTTGGGATGTATTCGAGGCCGGACTGACACACTCAAGCACTGCGGGGCGTTCGCGCCCGAATCGCGGCATTGATAGGATCTATATTAGTTATGTTCTCGACCTTCCTTAGTGGTTTGCTGATCATTCCTGGCCTGATTGGGCTATTCACGATCTATCATTGGTTGCGCCCGCAGCATCCACCGGCCGATACATCAAACCGAATCAATGCAATCCGACTATGGTGGTTTGCGCTGACGAAAGAAGAAGATTTTGTGAGTTTGTATCCGTGGTTGAAAGGCGACGAAGGGGATAACGTATGAGTTTCTGGGGCCGGCTGTTCGGTACGCCGGAAGTCGTTTCCGAAGGCATTGATGCGATTGTGAATACGGGCGATGCGCTGGTATTCACAGACGAGGAGAAGTCAGACGCAAACATGCGCTGGTGGGAACTTCGGCTTAAGGCGGCAGAGGCCACGCAAGGATCGCGGCTGGCGCGACGGTTGCTGGCGTTGATGTTCTGTTCGTGTTTTCTGTTTTGGGTCAGTGTTGCTGGGGTTCTGGTTGTTGTCGCTGCATATCAGTGTGCGCCGGTAGCCGGTGTGGCGCTCGAATACTGCGCGGCTCAAGTGGCCTCAGACAACATTATTTTGCTCGTCACATCGACGGCGGTTGGATCGAGTGTGGTTGCGATTATCAGTTGGTATTTTTGGTCAGGGATTAAGCGAAAGGAAGAAAATTGAAAACAACACGGACGCAATAATGCAGCTAACGTTCACTGAGCTACCCACGTATCCCCCACTGGACCGGGCGGGGCACCCTGCCCATGGAACCGGGTGGGCAGTGTACGTTGACGGGGTCCCAGTCCACACCATCCCCCTGGGCTCCGCGTTACCGTACACGGTCCCGGGTGATTATGATTACGGTATTCGAGTGACTGTTGCGCCGAAGAACGAACTTGGTGTCGGAAATACCCTGCAAGAAAAAACATTGGAAAAACCGTATGATTTACCTGGGGACGCTATTGGAGATTTTGAAGTGAGCTTACTTTATCTTGGTCCTAGTTCTGGTACAGTGCCTACGTCTACAGGCCAGGCTTGGTCTTATCCAGGTATACCGTACCCGACAATCGAGAATAGCGCGTTAACGGCTCTAGGTCATGTTAAGTGGCCTTATGATCCTTGTACGATTCCTATACCGGACGATCCCGAAAACTGGGTTTCAGACACAGCAGGGTTTTATTACATAGATCAGGCGACGGGGACAGATACAGGGCGAACTTACGGGAACCCAAATGCGCCTCGACTCACAATTCCGAGTTCGATAGACACCAGCGCAAAAATAGTGATTTCTGGCGCGTACGACACGCAACATGACGGGAACAGGACTATAACTGGAACCTCTAGTGCGCCTGCGTTTGTTGTTGGGCGGAATGGTGGTGTGCTGACAAATAAATTTGTTCCGAATGTCGCCTCGACGCATGTAGTTTTTGAGATCAACGGGAACTGGACCGCGAGTTCGTTCAACGGGAAGCTGTGGCCCGCAGGATCGTATATCACGATTAGAAATGCCAGCCTCATCGCGGACGGATCAACGCAGGGTATCGGCGGGATTATTACTGGCAGTGGTGGGCATTACATGATCTACAACTGCACGATTTCGGGCGCTGGTCTGCCGCTGACTGATGATGTTGAGTCAGACACGCACGGTATTAAGGTGTCCCCGACTACTAAAGATGTTTGGATCATCGACTGCGATATCAATGAAAATCACGGTAACGCTATTCAATGCGGGTCTAATGCTGGTGATCTGCAAGAGCGGATATGGATTGCGGGTTGTACTGCCGACAACAACTTCCAGACTGCATTCTGGACAAAAGCAGGGCGACACATTGTTATGTCGAACTGCATAGCAACAGATCACACGTTAGGGGGTGCGTCCGGTCACGGAGGATTCGGAACGCAGTACGGCTGCGACAATCTCTGGGTCATCTTCTGTAAGGCGTCAGGGGGCTATGAAGGGTTCCAGGGCAGATCGTCGTCCGGTGGCGTAGGGGATGTGTACGTTATCGGCAATTTATTTTATGACAATTTTCTATCTGGGAATCCCGGCTCAGTGAGCGGCAATAACTCAAATGCGGCGCAGTCCTACGGATCGCAGCCGGTTCATCTGCTGCATAATACACTTTGGAATAACTCAGGGGGGCATTACAAAATCCCCTCGATAAATTCGACTGTGGTGGGAAATATCGTCAGCAAAGAATTGGAATCTAATCACAGACTGATGCAAGCGTACGACCCTTCGTACTGGCAGGGAGCGGAGAACATATACGAAACGGGCGGGACATATGCCACTGCTGATTCGTCAACGCCTCAAACGTATGCAACATTTGTCGCGGCGGTCGCATCAGAGACAGACACAATTGAAGCGACAGAAGCGGCCATAGATTTCGTTTCCGCAAGCAATTTTCACACTAATTCCGGGTCCGTGGCGCGAAGTCATTCGGCATCACACTCGATATACGACACGTTCGAGACTCTGTATGGATTAAGTATCAAAGTCGATTTGGACGGGAATCCCCGGCCATCATCAGGCCCGTGGGACGCGGGCTGTTATCAGGATACATAGATGGCAATAGTATTTGTAGACAGCACAGCGTCAGGAGCCAATGACGGTACGAGTTGGACGGATGCGTACACTTCGCTAGACAATGCAATGAACGTAGGCAACGTCGCGGCGGGCGACACAGTTCTAGTTTCTGGGACATTCAACGAAACAGTCAATTTAGATGTGCCGGGGTCAGCGACAGCGACGATTCTTGTTCGTGGCGACGATAAGTCGGGCGGTGCAGGCGTTGGCAGCCCGGCGCAGTTCACAATTGATGGGGCGTCTACTCGGGCGAACTGTTTAACCACAGCGCTGACGACACCAAACATATTTTATTGCTTCCGCAATATGACTTGCACTGGGGCCACAGCGGACGGTGTGGACTTAGATACTGTCAGGCACGTTACTTTCAAAAATTGCAGGTTCACAAGCAACGGGACAACTTCTGGCGCTGGCGTCAAATGCAACAATTCATACTTTCAGTTTGAGTTATGTGAGATTGATAACAATTCGCTGCAAGGGATCGACGGCAACAATGTCATTTTGATCGGCTGTAAAATTCATTCAAATACCGCTGAAGGCGTGTTATGTACGGCTGTCGTTGCGGCCTTTTGTGTATTCTACAACCACTCGAACAACGACGTAGAGTGCAACGGCACGGCAGACGGTGGTATTTATATCAACTGCACGTTTGACGGTGACGGGAAGACAGTCAGTTGTATAAGGATGGATGGTGCCTCGCATCGTATGCACACGCTTGTAAACAATGTCATCGTCGGAGCGTCAGGCACGGGCGGCTATGGTGTCGAGTGTTCGAATAATTTAGGCGAGACTGCAATCAGTTTGAATAATTTAGTAAATAACAACGACAACAATTATTCAAACGCAGAAACGTTCACCGGCGAAGTGACCAGCGCGCCAGGATTCACAAACCAGGGTTCGGATGATTACTCATTATCCAGCGGCGGTGCAGTCGATGCTGGTGTTGATGCTTCGGATAACACGCTATGAACATAGGCGCGTATCTCACAACAGCGGATATCGGGGCGTATCAGTTAGTTCCCGCAGGCGGCGGCGGCGGCACGGTTCCCAAACAAACACTCTTAGGTATAGGATAAAATGGCAGATAACACACAACTAGACTCAGGTTCAGGCGGAGACCTTCTTGCGACAAAAGAGGTCACTCATGGGGGCGATACAGCAAAAATAGCTGTTAGCTCGCTCGTAGGGGTCTCCGGGTCTGAAGGCGCTTATACATTCGCTGATATCAACGGAGACGCCACTAATGGCTTGGATGTTGATGTGACCAGGGTAATCCCCGGAACAGGTGCAACGCATCTAGGCAAGGCAGAGGATGCTGCGCATTCTTCAGGTGATACAGGTGTTATGGCCTTGGCGGTGAGGCAAGATACGCAATCAGATTTTGGCGCTGATGGAGATTATGTTCCTCTTAGTATAAACGCTGACGGCCAATTGCGAGTAACGGCAGAGGATGATGCCGCTGTACTTGGTTCAACAACATACTCAGAGGCGAGCACTACAGCGAGCGCTGTTGCCGCCGTTAGGAACGACGATCTAGCAGCACTAGCAGGTACGGATAACGAACTGGCCCCGCTCCAGGTCTCTGAGAACGGCGCTTTGTTTGTATGTCTTTCGGCAAACGACGACTACAAATACGCAGCAATCGCTGCCAGCACTTCCGGCGATAATACACTTGTTGCAGCAGCAGGCTCGGGCATTAAGATCAGAGTCCTGGCTTATGTGCTTGTTGCCGCTGGTGATGTCACAGCTAGGTTCGAAGATGGGGCGAGTGGGACGGCTTTATCAGGTCAGATGGATTTAACAACGAACTCAGGCGTGAGCGCGCCCTACAACCCGGCAGGTTATTTTGAAACTACAGCAAACACGCTACTGAATCTTGAGTTAGATGCTGCTGTTTCTGTTGCGGGCCATATCACGTACATCCACGTTCAGTAATCTATGACTGCCGCGATCCTTCTTAATCTTGGCGGGGCGGGTGCCTCTGCCCCGACTTTGTCCTCTGCCGTGATTCTCGGCGCACAGCTCGCGCTAGTCTTCACGGAGGTCATGGAGGACGGCGGCTCAGGTGTCGATGACTTCACACTTTCGCTTTCTGGTGGCGCGGCAACAGCAACGTACAGCTCAGGTCTAGGGAGCAACGCGCTGCTTTACGCACTCTCGCGCTCGGTTGCTGATACCGAAACCGGGACTTTGTCGTACACGCAACCGGGTGCTGGATTGCAGAGCGACAGCGCGAACGAACTCCAGAGCTTCACAGGCGAGGCTATTTCTTTTTGGAAAGAGCCGGAGGGTGTGTCCGCCAGTGTTGCTTCAGACGGCATAACGCTGAGCGTTGTGTACGACGAAGCTATCAGTACGGGAGCCAGCGGGCATACTGGTGTCTCTGTGAGCGCTTCCGGAGGGGCGGTAACTCCGACATACAGTTCAGGACTCGGATCGTCCACGCTCGTTTACACACTGGATCGAACTATTGATGCCACCGAGACATTAACTACCAGCTACACGCAGCCGGGGGCCGGATACAAAGATTCGGATGATCTTAACGTTGACACGTACTCCGGTCTCGCTGTAACCAACGGATCGATACAGGACACGATAGCTCCGACTTATGTCTCTTCTATGATCACCGCTGGTGGGGATGAGATGGAAGTTACTCTGTCTGAAAACATCACGGTAACGGACGGCACAGGGTTCAGCCTGGCTAACTTCTCCGGAGGAGCTGTCACCCCCACTTACTCGAGCGTGACAGATAATGTATTGACCTTTACGTTGTCCCGCACAGTCGCGTCTTCAGAAACTGGTGGCGAGGTTAGTTACGCCACCGTAGCAGACGGTATTGAGGACTCCGCAGGTAACGATCTTGGTTCGTTCAGCGATCGTGCTGTCACTAACCCCTCTCTGCAAGAGCAGGGGGCCGGTCTTAGATTATCAATAGCAATAGGATTATAAAATGGACGCGAGTATATTCGCAGGAAACACTACCTCCGCATTTACTTTTTACGAGCTCACAGCTAGTGATGCCACTGAGTACGCCCCTGAACTCGGGTTGAAGGCAATCTACATAATGACCTCTGGGGACGTTGTGGTACGTGATCATGAGGATAACGATACGACCTTAGCTGTGGTCGCGGGGCAGACAATAAATATCCGCCCTAAGCAGGTACGGGCCACCGGAACAACAGCGACCGTGATGGGGCTGTTCAGCTAGAGATGATTTGGGGTGATGGGCCGTTCGACATCGCGGCAGGAGTTTTATGGTGTGTTTGCGGGATCGTGATCGGCGCGTATTACGTGTTCAGGATTGGCTGGCGCGTGATTATCAATTCGTCCGGCATCAAGCAACGTGTTTGGGGCTCATTCATTTTTTCATGCGGCATCGGGCATTGGACTATGGTGTACTTCATGGCTATCAATCATTCAGCGTGGGTGTTCCAGTTCATTGTTTTACCGATTGACATTTTCACCCTCCTGGCAACGGTGGAAGCGGGTCACCGGAGTCCTGATGTCCCAGTCTGAACAAACGGTCGCTAACGTTTTAGATAACGGTCTTGTCCGCATTACGTCTGTCATCGGATTTATCGTGTTTATCAGCGTCGCGTCGTGGAACGTCGCGGCGTGGTTTACATCAATTGAGGCCAAGCTGATCAGCATTGAAGCTGAAGTCGTTTTAGGCACTCAGGACAGGTTCCGACGCGCTGAGATGTACAGGTTTTGCCGCGAGACAGAATTACTCAATCCCGGCTGGAAGTGCGCTCAAATTGAGTGAAAATGATACCTGACTGGCTAATCAAACTCGCGATCCCCGGCATAGCGATTCTGATGCTGGCCGGGTTTTACGCGATTATGGATGCTCGGCACGAACCCAAAGGCGCGATCACCAAAAGTGAGCTGCGCGACGTTCGCCGGCAAATTCGCAGTTTGGAGTATTACTAAGAACTCGCGCCCAGCGAGCAGTACAGTCCAGCCCGAAAGGCGCAAATTAGGGAACTAAAACAAGCAGAACAAGAATTGGTGGAGGAGCTTTAGCTCAGTCCTGGTTCACGTAGTTTCTGTCCGGGGCGGCCCCTTCGTTCTCAATCTCCTCCAATAATTCAATGTACTTCTTTAGATGGTGCTGAGCTTTGCGCAGGTCTTCCAGCCCATTCTTGTGCTTGTGCCTGAACACATACTTAGTGATGCAGTATTGAAACTGGTCAAAGTCTAGCTGCCAGCAGATGTCCCAATGCTGTAGATTATGTCCGGTCACCGTTTGCTGGTAGTGGATCCCACCGATTTGTGTTTCGTTCGCTCTCATTTGTTTCTCCTGTCTATCCATTGTACTGAGGCTTTGCGCCATTGGTCGTCTCTTACGTTGAGTATCTGCCCAAGTCTGAGCCTGCTATTCGGCCCTGCTAGGTACGCTTCCATCATCGGCCTGGCTACCCACTGGAACCACTTAGTTCGGCCCCCGCTGCCGTTCTGCACGTAGTCTTCACAATCCCTATGTAGCTGCCACCACGTTTCTTTGTCTTGCAGAATGGGGTAGGCGTGTAGCCCAGGTTGGCTATAGTCGTGGGTGCACCCGCTCTTGAATAGTTCTTCATAGTTATTAAGTTCGGTATAAACGTGAAGATTATTGGAAACTACTCTGTAAGTTCCAATCTTCAAACCGGCTGAGAAAGCTATCAGTTCTTGCAGGTAGGTGAAGTGTACCACGTTGGCCCCCAGAGCTCCCCACACAAGATCGTTACTGCGGTTGACTACTAGCATATCTAGGTGGCCGTCCCACGCCCTCAGCATGATTTGGGTATTGCAAGGGCGATCATTATGTGGGACTAAAGGCAGGTCCGCTATAGGATCCCACATATTGAGCACTACTTGCCGATCTTCTGGGTCTGTAGTCAATCTTTTTATTGCGGTGGATATCTGATCAAAATCCCAGTGGCTTATCCATCTGTGGCCGTAGGCTCCCCATATCATGTTAGTGTTTTCGTCAGCAAAGTTTCTGTACCCTTTATTGAACTGTTCTACAAACCTAACATCATTACTGCCCGCCAGCATCCACACAACTTCAGCAACGTGGAAGAAGTGGTTGCAGTCTCGAGCAGGGCTGAACAGCACCCGATTCAATGGGTTCTTTAGCTCCATAATAATCGGGCGAGGGTAACTTATCACTGGCCCGTTGCGGCTGGTCTGAGTTATCCCACCCGCGCGGAGCGCCCACCACGCATTATGATAGAGTTCATCTACTGTGACACCGAATATTTCCATTGTATTTCCTCTTACTTCTGCCTTTATGTTCACGGACCCTGCAATACTTATCGAATTCACAAAGGCAGTTTTGTAAATCCTGTCCGTCTATTCTCAACTCCGGTACATCTTTTATTATCCGGGTGTGTAAACCGTCAAAGACTGTATAGAAGTTTCCTGGGGTAATCTTTTGCCCCGTTACCCAGTTTAACCCACGGAGGCTCCCAGGGCCATGGGCGACAAAAGTAAACGAATCCTCAGCCCTGAACAGCGGATGCCCCGCAGTGTTCTTAAGATCAGCTACTACCTGAGCGGCCATGAAGCTGCCGAATCCCTCGTACCCCTGTAGAATATAATGGGCTTTCGCACAAGTGCTCACATTTTTCCACTTGAATTCCTCCCGCACAGGGAGAAGCCCGATAAGCACTTCTTCCAGGTAGTCCAGCTTGTTCATCTTCCTGCCGTGAGTAGTGACCACGTAAGCGTTCCCCCATATGGTGGTTCCCTCGCTGGCCATTTGCTTGAGCAAGTTGACGTAATACAGAATAGTCTGATCATTAGGTTCTTCGTCTAGCGGCCACAGTTCCAGGGTGTCGGGCTTGTTTATCAGCCTAGCCAACCCCATCAACCATTCTAGGCTGTCAGTGGGTGCTTCTTGTGACCAGCTACGAATCCACCGGGTCACCCTGTCATCCTCCCGGTGGACGTTGCAAAAGTAGGTCTGCTGGAACACCCAATCTTCGGACCAGGGCTTACCGACGTTTGCCTCCTTTAAGACCCTAATTTTCTCCCTTTCCCGTATCCAGTAGCATAATTGGTCGTAATACTGCATAATTTATCCTAATTTGGTTAAAACGGCTTTACTCGAGGCCGCTCGACGGGTTTATAATTGTTGGCAATGCAAAACTATGGGGTACATACCAAAACCCGTCGAGCAGCTCTGAGTAAGCTCTCACGTTAAATTGGGGTGTTTGCCCCCCTGTACACGCCATTTAGCGAGACTACCAGTCTTATACGCCTTTTGCCACTGAGCACGGTAATCTACACGCTCCTCACCGAGCCATTTAGCGGATTTGGGCTTCTTAATGACCTTCTTTATAAACGGACCAAAGTCCCGTACTAGGTCATCTATCGCAGCTTCCTGCATTTCCATAGTTCGGTAGTCACAGCCGCCCGCAGCTTGGGACGCCGCCCAGTCCACACAGAACTCTGTTATCAGACAGTTGCCTGCGCCGCTGGTTAGCACCTCCATATTGAGGCGCGTATCCGCCAATATGGGATGCTGGTCCACCCTCCACAGTTTGGGGAATCCCAGCCGGCGCAGCATAATCCGATTCAGCCCATTGACAACTATGACTTTACCGTTTTCTTTAATTGGCAGGGGAGCCTGGTGTCCCATCTGTCTAGGGTGAACCCCGACCTGCACCCAAGCCTCCAGCAACGTTTCCATGTTGTAGAACATCTGGCCTAGCTCTTCCACTGCATCGCCCCGCAGCGTGACCAATTTATCGCCTACCCGTTTGGAGAATACAAGATCATCATCCAGAATACACACTTTGTCTGTGGTGGGGCATACTGTACCTTCCATGATAGCTTGAAACTTCGTACTGTAGTTGGGGTTATCGTGAATGAAAGGCACGACAGTGACGCCGGGCGGCACTCGCTGCAAGTGCTGTTCTACCTCGTCAGGTGGACACACAATTGATGTGCGCTCCCACCACGTGGATGGGATGGACTCCAACGTACGCTGTTTATCTACCCTCCCCCGTGTCATTATGATTAACTGCATAATATTTCCTCGATAGTTGAGTCTAAAAAAGGGCAGAACCTACGGAACTGCCCTTTCTGTCATGTCACCCAGAGGCATGACGCTCTGGGGGTCTTAGTTGTCCATAAGTATTGAGGAGACCACCCTCGGCCTTCGTTACGCGGCGTCTTTTGCCGCTGGTTCCTCGCCACCGCTGAGCGATGCGTATCCGGATTTACAGAAGTGAGCCAACCAACCACGAGGGCGTTCAGGATTTCCCTTCTGGTTTGTGATTCCTTCGTTGTTACTGATAAAGTGCTCAACGGCTTTGCCATCGGACTTAAGAAGACGTTCAAACCACTCCTGAGTCTGACCACGGAACTTTTGTTCCTTGTCTTTGTTCACTGTGATTTTCGCGCCGGGCTTGTACCCATAGTCCACGCGAGGTGCCCGCGCTTTCTTTTCGCCGGTTTCCGTTTTTGCAGTTTTCGCTTTCACTTTCCCTTTTGCGGGGGGTGCCATAGTATCGGCCATCTTCTTCTCCTGTGGCTGTGCCACTTGTTGATTGAGGGGTCAATTTTACCCTGCGGAAACTCTGGATGCAAGCTCTTTTGTAAGGTTTGTATTCGCCAAGTCGTCTAACAGGGTATCTTGATTTACGGCTTTCTTTTCTAAGACCATCGCCACTGTCTCATCAAGCGTTTTACGCGCTAGAATTCTGTATACGGTCACTGTATTCTGTTGACCTTGCCGCCATACGCGCCCGATGGCTTGAATATAGTGTTCTAGGTTCCACGTGAGACCGAACATGCAGACGTACTTGCAAGTGTCTTGCAGATTAAGGCCATGCCCCGCAGATGCCGGATGGGCGAGAAGCGCCGGTATTGATCCGGAGTTAAATTGATTGATAAGAGTGTCTCCTGCTTTGGGGCTCGTACCTGTAAGGCAAGGAAACCCAAACTTGTCTTGGATACGCTCACGATCATGGTCATATTCATAGAAGATGAGAAGTGGTGCTCCTCCCAACTCTTCAATGAGTGATTCGAGAGCACTGAGTTTCTCGTCATGAATGAGCTCCCATTCTCTCTTAGTGATATCCGGTACGCCATCTTCATCCTCCTCAGTGTAGTACACTGCTCCGTTCGCTATTTGTCTGCATTTCGTGCCCGCTGCCGCCGCATTCGCAGCGACAATAGCCCCGCTTGTGAGTTTACTTAGGAAGTTATCCTCAACGCTGCGGTAGATGTCCATTGCTTTTGGCGGTAGGTCCACATATAAGTCCCACTGGTTTCCAATTCGGAGATCCGGCATGTCAAGATGATCCTTTGCGGCGAGCCGTAGAACCAGTGGTCTGATTCGGTCGGTAATTTCTTCAAAAGCTCCCGGCATAGGTGACCATGTATATCCGCCGAACCCACTCTGGTGGAACCACTTATTTCTAAAGTGGGTAATGTACCTGCCGAGCGTTGCCCCCTGATCGAGAATAAATATCTGGCCGAAAATATCCAGGATTCCATTGGGTATGGGAGTTCCAGTAAGGATCCACCTACGATTGAATGATGGTACCCATGGTCTAAGGAGTTTGAAGCGCTGGGTGTTAGTAGCCTTGAACTTACTGCTCTCGTCCACGCACAGAATATCGGCAGATACAATCTCAGGTCTCCCTGCGCCTGGCGCAAGAAACCATTTAAGACCCTCCGGGTTGATAAGGAAGATGTCTGAGTCATCGTGCAGCCGCTCCTCTTTGTCTGGCCCATGTAGAATAGTTACTTTGAGATGATTGAATTCCTCCCACTTGATTACCTCATTGGGCCATACACTGTAGCACACCCGCAAAGGGGCGATAATGAGCATACGCTTATTCGCCCCTGTTTCCTTGAGTATACTAAAAGCTGCGAGACAGGTGCTCGTCTTGCCCATGCCGGGGTCCAACAGAAGCCCCACTGCCGCTTGTTCCATCATCATACCGATGGCGTTTTCTTGGTAGGGTTTAGGAACCCAAGATTCGCTCACTGTATTTCTCCTCTAGATCACGTAGAATTTGTTTACCGATTTCTGGGTCGTTGACCACGTACACGGGCCAGCCCAGCCTTAACAGTATGGTAATGACATATTCTTGTAAACTGCCTGATTTAACTCTTTTGCCCGGAGCTTTGAATTCTATAATGACTAGACAGGGGAACCTCTTAAAGAACAAATGGTCGGGGAACCCCCGTTTACCCATAGGGGTGATCTTCCAACAGTACCACCCGTTGAGCTCCGCCCATTTGCGAACCTTATTTTCTACCTCTGTCTTCTCACTCATTACTCTGCGCTCCCCAGACTATTCATTCCGGGGTCAAACAACTGCAAGGCTTTCTCTAACTCGTCCACATAGTCCAGCAGGTTATTTATGACAAGGTACGCCGCCGCTACGTCAACGCTCACCGTGCCTTTGGCTTTCATGTTGTTACAAAAATTGATCGCGTCTTGTTTTGCATCCCTCATTACTCTGTGCTCCTTTGGGGCGGTCCCGGTTGCGGCATCCAATAAGAAAAGCTGCCGCTCCATTGAAATGTTTCCGAAATCGTGTCTTGATCCTCGTCTGCATAGACGAACGGAACAAAGCCATAGAGTTCATCCCAGACAGCAAACATCGTCCCGTCTGTCGGCGGCGGTTCTTTGAGAACGCTTATCCAGCCTCGGACATACTCAACATTGCCCGGTGAATTAATGGGCAGGCCAACCCTGTCACCGGCACCCTCGTACCAAGACATTGTTATCCGCTCTGGTGCATCACTCATCTACTCTGTGCTCCCTACTTCTTTTCATTTACGCACCCCTTCGGTAATGCCTGCGCCACTACCGCCGCCGCTTGGCTCGTTTATCGGGATTTTGTATCGCTGGCCTTTCAGCCGCTCGATCTTTGCCTCTAACTCCGCTATGCGCTGTTGCTGGAAATCCCACGCAGCACGTGCTGCTACGATTCCGATGGTCTGGCCTTGCTGGCCCCACCATTTATCAAAATCGTCTGCTTTACTCATTACTCTGTGCTCCTACCACTGCCGATCAATCCAATCATCAAACGTGTCGTACTCACCGCAGCGGCTACACTGTAAATCGCCTTCGCCTACATCGACCCATTCGTGAAAACCGGCCCAGCACAAAAACCTCTCGACTAATCGTTGTGTCGCATTTTCTAGTTCATCCATCGTCTGCTCCTTGTCTTAGTCTCCGCTGAATTTACAAGGCCCGCCCTTATCCCTACTGAACGGACACCACCGGCAATAGGGACCAGGATTCGGCACTTGTGCTTGTTCATTATCCATCTGTGCCAACCGTTGATCCCAGAAGTATTTATACGTGTTGAACATACGAGCTTCGTAGCTGTTCTCTACGTTCTTACCGAGATCCATGTAAGTGCCGATCACCCTTACCTGTTCTGGTTCTTCTGTCCATGGCAGGGCAAGGCTCACACTGCCATAGAAGTTACGCTGGTCCACATGGTCTGGCCATTCTTTACCTGACTTGAGTTCGTATATATGGATAACCCCATCTTTTGGCGGAACTATGATGTCTATAAACCCGCGAATGTAGGGCTCTTCCTCATCATCCACAACTAAGTCCCATTCCTTGTTGAGTTTGAACCCTAGTTCGGCTATGGCTCCCAGATCCCGCAGCATCTTAAAGAAATCTTCGTAGGGCTCTAACGGAGCATACACGTTTCTGCCTGTCTCATCTAGCTCCACGGGTATGGCGTTTATGTGGCCCTGTATTAGCTGCTCTACCACGGCATGTAGGTTGGTACCCCTTTGGGCAGCCGCGCCGCTAGGAGGCGTTCTGAGGCGCTCTACGTAGCGGAATTTGTACTGCGCAGGGCACTTTTTAAACACACTCCATTGTGTGTAACTCTTTGCTGTCATTTTTTGTTCCAAGGCAGAAACCTGGACATCTCTTCCAGGCTGGGGAATTCCCCGTTAAATTGAATAGCCCGGTCATCGATCGTCAACCAGGCGACAGGCTTCTCAGTTGGGAACTTAATCCCTGGGTTCCGCAAACCATGATTTACAAGATACCGCGCCATGCAGGGAATCCCATCTGGCTGACTACTGCGGCTGGAGTACACGCACACTTCAAACTCATCGCTCTCCAGCATCTCATCTAGCCATTCTATTGCTCCCGGCACAGGAGGGTCATCAGCCCTTCCTGCGCCGTGCCAACCGGAGGTATAGCTATGGATGACCCCGTCAAAGTCAACGCATATCGTCTTCATTCAACACCCCCACTTCTTCTATATCTGGGTTTTCCATTAGTCTGTTTCCTTTATGTCTGCCCAATTTTCACCAACAAATCCCTCGCTGCGCATAGGCACATCAAAGAGGTCTTGGTCCATCGCAAGTCTTAGCCGATCCATACTTTCCTCCCAGATATCTGCTGGTGCTGAGATGTTAATCTCATCATGGACAGTTGCTAAGAACACATCATCGGCACCGCGCATATCTTCCCAATCACAGATACACTGCTTGGTCTGATCGGCGGCACTGCCCTGAATAAGATAATTGAGCAGCTTGTACTCAAACGACATTATCCTATCATACTTATCCACATACTTGGCAGGTTCAGTATAGTACCTGCGACCTCCCCATGTGGTGATGGGCATGCCTTGTCTGCCCATCTGCTTAGTATCAGTCTGCAACCACTTAATCCCTGGAAAAGCTCTAAGGTAGGCGTTGATTAATTGAATAGCTTCCTCATAGGTACAGCCTACCTGGCTAGACACTGCGCGGGGGCCTCCCCCGTAGATAATTTGGAAGGCAGTGATCTTAACCTGGGGACGCTGGAACTCCAGCCCCGCAACAGCTTTGATCATTTCCTGCGCCATACTGTGCGGGTCTAGGCTGGGGTTCTTTTGATACGCCTCTAAAAGAATACCATCTTCAAAATGCGCAGCTACTCGTATCTCCTGCCCACTAAAGTCCCGCTTTAACCAGACGTGTCCTTCTTCGGGGAGGAAGGCCCGCCGAAGCGTGGGTGGCTCAGGACAGTCGCTAGGGACTTCGATTTTGTACTGGTTTGGGGGATTCTGGAGATTGGGATGGTCACACGATAACCGCCCGGTCCTTGCACCCTTACCCCCTCCAAAGTCATCCCGGCTCCTAACTTGATTCCAGTTGGGGTGGACTCTGCCGTCAGTGTGGGAGAGTTCGAGCCACTTAACGATAAAGTCACTGAGACATTTTCTAATTGCACCGTAATATATGACGTCATCTCTTAATCCTTTGTCTGCTATGGTTGATTCTAATACTTCCCGCTTGACACTACGGCGACCTTTAGGTGTGAACACCTGGTGAGTCACTGCGCCTGCATTATCAAGCGCCTTGCCTAGTTGAGCAGGGCTAGATAAATTGAGGTCTGGTGACTCTAAGGTGGCGCGTACCCGCGCTTCTACCATTGCCAGAGCTTCCGAGTATGTCTGCTGGTGATTTAACAGTAGATCTCTATCTACCCGGACACCCCGGCGAGTCGCGGCTACTAGTATGGGGCTGAGTTTACGTTCTCTATCATATGGCGTCATAGAGTTCCCCCATACAGAAGTCGAATAGTTTCTTAGTCCGTACCACGTCACCGATTGCGTATGGCTTGACTAACTCAAACGGGGCTTCACAGATATAAGCCCCCGCTGTTTTCTTAGTCGCTTGTGGTACGTTGGCAATTATCCAATCATGCAATTCGTCCTGCTCCTCTGGTTCCAGCCCGAGTATCTCCTCGCTGGCAGGCTTGAGGGCAAGGTTCCCGTAGGGATTGTATTGGAATACCAAGTATTGAGTATCATGGACTTGATCCCACGCGGGCCATGGTAGTTTCAGCCAGTGGGCAGCAACGCTGAGGTCAAAGGGCGCGTTGTGATATAGATGTTCGTATTTGTCCCAGTTATCTCTGAGTACCTCGTAGCCTGGTCCTCTAGGCTTGTCGGTTTTGGTGAATGAAATAGGCAGGTAGTCGGGTTCCTCATCGGGCAGCCACACCGCGACCCCAATAGGTCGCGGAGGGCTGATTAATGGGTTGCCAACTATCGCTTCGGTCTCGAAGTCGTAGGTGGCAATCACCATTAGTGCTTCCTTTTCTTATTCCCGGTAGGTGTAGGTTCTTCACCAGCGTCGTAGTTGTACGGCTGAATGATCAGCTTGTTAAACTCTTCCTGGCGACTGAAGATGGCGGCCAGCGTAGCGTCGTCCTCAATGTTACTGACCGGGTTAAAGTCCATGGCGAACATGGTGCTTTTATCCGGGCCGTAGTGTATCTCGGTGACTGCTGCTTCGGGCGGAATACCGTGACTGGCCAATCCCATCACGTAATTACTCAGCGCCTTACCACTAGTCGGTGGAACACTGACAAGCAAGAGCTGCTTACCGAGTGACTCCGGGTGCCCGACAATGCTGGCGGGCGCGACCACTAGCTTTCGCCTGGTCTTGCAGCCTGGGCCTTTACCTGAGATCGCGGTACCCATCTGGCTGTAATAACAGCCGTGACAGAATTCATTCGGCGGCTCCGGTACGTTGTCGGCGGGGATCATGGTAGGGTTAAACGGGTCGTCGTTACCGATCTTTTGGCTGTAACAGTTTGGAGGACTCTTGTCATCAGGGTCGTAGGGGCGGTCGTACCACGTACGTTCCGTTCCTATGGCCAGTATGACTACTTCCATCTTGTTGTTTGGAACCGCCATATCGCCGATCTGCATTATACCGCTCGCCAACGACAGGTTACTCATTGCGGGGGTTTCATCCCCCTGGACCTGCTGAACGCGGGCAGCCATCTTCTCTTTCCAATTTACTACATCGTTACTCATTTACTTCACCTTATGAACAGATAGTGTATCAACCCAGACCTGTACGAGACCACTAATGTTCTCGCCATCTTCTAGGCGGTCTTTGATTGCCCTTTCATTTAGCCGTCGGTACAGCATATCAAAGGCATCGTGGTCGCGGACGTACTGGTAGAACTCATTCCAGTCGCCCACTGTAGGCTTCGCCACGCGGTTGCGTTCGACCCTACATAATTCCCCACCGACAGCCGACAACTCGTGCTTACCCATAGCAATAAGAAGATGCTCTTTATAAGTATCTTCTTCTGCTTTGAGTACTTTGGATTGACGATCTATGGCGAGGCGTTCTTCGCGCTTACTCCAGTAAGCATCAGCAAGACCAGCTACATCGCTGGCTATATCTTTCTTATTAGGCATTGGACCCTCCGTGCCTTGATTTAACTTATAACTGCCGCCTGGGTGGCAGCAGGGTATAAATTAACACGGTGATGTTTTGCACGCAAGCCTGGTAGGGTGGTACGCTTAAAGGCGCACCGCATAAAATGCGGGGACCAAGAGGCCCCCGATTTTATAGCTAGACATGTGAGTGACCGCTCACATGTTGGATATAATAGCTGGTTATAAGGCGGAGCGCAACTATAAGCTAGACACAAGGATAACGTAAATGGCAGATAATGTCACTCAATTCAGACAGTTCAAAATACCTCCCCACCTACGAGTTAACAGTGATTTTATACCCAGCAAGGCAGAAGAAAATACCGAGTTAGCTCTCAAAGACCTCCAGGCCAGCGGCCTCACCCCCGAAGACATAGACGCAGCGATTATAGGCGACCTCAGTTTACCTGGCAATGCTCTAGCGGGGTACTTGATTCCTTATACGACCCCTGACGGAGACTGGGTAGTTGACGAAAACAACTATCTACAGATGTGGTCGAAGAAGATAAAGTACCCCGAAATCCACGACCCCAAAGCCCCGAAGTACATCAACCCCACCGCAGCCGAATTAGCAGAACACGACCTTAGCAGTACCCCTCCTTACATTCCCCGGCTCTATCACGAGCGCCCTAAAACCGATATTCTAGCCATTTGTGAAGGTGAAAAGAAGACTGTAGCAGTTGCTAAACATCTCGAACTGAGCGCAATAGGCATCGGTGGGTGTTGGAACTGGCGAAACAAGACTACCGGCGCCGTAGATGACTGGATTATGACGCTCGTTAAGCAGCATAAGTCAGTTGTTATCATCCCTGATGGCGATTTATTGCGCTATGATATCTGTCGTGCGTATGGTAGCTTCGCTAATGAGCTTATTTATTCTCTCGAAGGCACAGGTATAGAAGTGACTATACTCATGCCGGAGGATAAGATAGACGATTTAATCGTCAAATGGGGACCAGAAGCGCAGGCAAACTTCACCACTATCCCCCGCACCCATCCAAATGACCTAGTTGAGGACCCTGGGCTGCTCGCAAAGCGATACAACCTCGCCTACCGGGTGGTCGGTAAGGAACAAGCAGTCAAAGTTGAGCAACATCATGGCAACATCATTCGATTAATGGAAAAACACCCAGCGTTCGAAGAAATTTGGATGAACACCGATAAGAATACGGTCATGGTAGGCGAGGTAGAAACTACACCAGGGCTGACTGACATGGATATATGCATTCATTTTCAGCATAATTTCCAGATGCCGATGGTTAAACCTCAACAAATACGCGAATGTTTGATGCAGCAGGCTCTTAAGAACAAGCGCAGTCCTCTGCTAGAGAAGATTAAGAGCACAGCATGGGACCACAAGAACAGATTAGACACATGGTTGACTCGTTTGTGGGGCGTGGAGGATAGTGAATACACTCGCCAGGTAGCTAGAAGATGGTTTGTCGCAGCTTATGCTCGTATGGAGGAGCCTGGGTGTAAAGTCGATTGGATGTTAATAACTACAGGCGCTCAAGGCGTCGGCAAGAGCAGTATGCCCACAGTCATGTTTGACGGTAATGTAGCTCCGCTCTACGGCAATAGCAGCGACAAGGATACTATGTTACTCGTGCATAGTGGTCTATGCGTCGTACTCGACGAAATGGATAGCATGAATAAGAAGGACGTTACGTTCTGGAAGACTCTCATCACCACGCAAGAGGACAAGATGCGTCCCCCTTACGGGAGCGGGGTGATGAACTATCCCCGGCGCAGTGTGATTTACGGCACTACGAATAACAAACAGTTCTTACAGGAGGACAAGAGTGGCTACCGTCGCTACGCACCGATAGAAGTGAATGTCATGCTAGACTGGGACGGCTTTAAGCAGGAACTCCCACAGCTATGGGCAGAAGCTGCGACCTTGCACCTGGCCGGCGAGCCCTACGTCAGTATAGATGCTGAAATGCCCAATAAGAAAGAGTACATCACCGACGACCCTGTAAAGGAGAAGCTAATCGCGTTCTTAGAGGACTGGTGCGCAGAGCCTGGCGCGAGCAAATGGCACGGTCTAGTGGATGGTGTGCCGTGCTGGGAGTTCAGGTTAAAAGACGCGTATGAATTCATGGGCATGGAACACAATACCAGTCCTAAGATGGCGGCTGAGATCAGTAATTGGTTGGTTAGCTGGGGCGGAGTGCGGGTGAATAACGGTATAGGTCGGCGGGGGATAAGGTGCTGGCGGTTCAGGGCTGATGAACTCCGCCAGCACCTGGACGATGCTTAGTCCATTCGGCTTACTTCAAAAGTGCCGTCAGGCTGTGTGATGCTTACAAAAGCATGAGGATACATGCGCAACACCTCGCCGGTGCCGTGCCTGAACTCTGCTATCGGGTAGTGCTTAGGATCTCCAGGGTATTCTATGGACCCGTCCTTGTGCATCTTATGTCCATCGAACGGACTCCATCCTCCACCGTGTGTGTAGAGTATGTTCAGTTGCTCCGCCAGTTCCAGCTCTGGGTCGCAGAGTTCCAGCATTTCTGGTATCAGCCCGAGGGCCTCTACCAGATTCTTAGCTGGTACTTCTTTGTAGTGATTTGTTGGATCAAGTATCCATTGATCAATCTTTATCATGGCAGATATACACCTGTTCGTTAGCGTATGCGCCGACAAAATAATTTGTCGGCTCGCAATTGGTTAAAAGAAGCGGCACCGGGCTGGCAGCCATCTGGTACGCGAATACCGTGATGGCCGCCAGTATGGAAGCAATGAGTAAATGCTGCCAACTGATCATGAGCACCGCACCTCGTATACAGGCTGTTGGACTGTGCGGGTGCCCACTTGTACTCGCTTGCACACTGTGCTGGTCCAGGCTACCCAGATCTTTAGCGAAGTACCTGGGAGGGACCAATAGGTGCTAAAGCTTTCCACCGGCTCACCCTCATCAAGGATGCGGGAGTTGGGGACCAGACCCAGCTTGCGGAAGGCTTTGTAGAACGTTTGGTAATCCTCAAACGTGCCAGCCCAGCGAACATCCACGCTATTGCCGAAATCAATGGTCCAGTGACTGGTGTCCGTTATATCTTGGAGCAACAGTTGGGCGGTCTTTATGGTGGCGGCATGGTTCTGCCGCAGGTCGTCTAGGAACGCTTGCTTTGCATCTAGGCGTCGCTGTTCGTCGTTAAATAGTTCTTGCATTGTATTCCCTTTTGGGTTGGTTGGTTGGAGTGTCATTATACCATAAGGGACACTCTTAAAACAAGCTGGGGGAAGTAAGCACTAGTGCTTACAAAGGGGCTGAAGTAAGCAGTAGTTGGTTTGGCAGTTAGTAATTAAAAAAGGTGGCTTTATAACTTTTAGTTAATAGGCAGGCTACTTGTGCTTCCTGTGCTTACAGGGTGCATACGGGAAAGCCCCATTGGGGCGGGCTGTAAGCATTGTAAGCAGGGTAAGCAGTAGTTTATAAAGTGTATGTGAAATGCATATTTCACATGTATTTTTATTTTTTATAGGGGTTTGTAGTAACTACTGCTTACTGCTTACTTCGTTGGGGTTGGCTGGTCCACCCCGTCTGCGTGTTGTTTCGATTTACCTGCCAAAACAGGCCGCTGTGCTGCTGCGAGGACCACGCTGTACCCGCTGCGAGGGGTCGTGAATTCAGGCGCTGTAAATTTTTGTTAATCAAGTCAGCCTAGACACATTATAAAAGAGTATCATGTTATAACAAAACGGTATTTGTGCAGCGTCTACATTGCTGTATAGTGATAGCCATGGTTAAGCAATAACGCTTAATCAAGTTAAACGTTAAAGGTAAATAGCATGACTAATGTAATCAAAGTAAATCCGGCCCATCCC